CTTCATCAAGTTCAACTTCTTCTTTGACTGCCTTTTCTAAATCATCTGCTTGACCAGCATGAGCTTTACTTGCACCCTTTAACTTTTTGATTATCTCTTTAACTTTGGGTTCGTCTTCTGTGTCTAATGCCTCTACCTGTGTGTCAAGGTAATCTGCCATACCATCCAGTTTGTCAACTGCGACTGCGACTTTGTTAGTCCACCATGAAGGGAGCGCATCCTCTGGATTAAGTTTTGCAAGTTCACCAGACATCTTTGTAAGTGCAGACATTGCAACCTTTACGTTGTTCTGTGCAGATGCAACATCAGTGTGACCATCTTCTTGTACATCATAGTCTTCTACGTTATATGTTTTACCAGACACAACGAAAGTTTTGTCACCCTTATCTCTTGCAGACTTGAGTGCCATTCCAAATGCATTACCTTCTTCTTTAGGTTTCTCACCACGTTCTTTTTTAGAGATTGCGATTGCAGCTTGTTGAGCAGGAGATACTGCTTCATCAACCGAAAACTTTCTAACCTCTTCTAACAATGTTGACATTCTCATTGTACTATCCCTTCATTAAGTCGGTTACCGACTTTGTAGACCAAAACTTACAAGACCAGTATCCTGCTGTTGTTTTGTCTTTCTTTTGATCGCAATTATGTCTTGCTCTAAATGATTTTCTTCTTGCAGGGTCATCTCGTTTGATAGACATATTTGGATCACCAAACTCTACTTTTACTACGTTACCCTTGTCATTTTTGACATAGACTTTATATTTCTTTGTATCACCCTTTGTAGGATTATTTAGGTCTACAGACCTTCCTTGATACTCTGCTTTTTCTGTAACTTCACCCCATTCATTCAAATCTTCACTTTTTGCTCTTTGTATTTGGTCAGGTGTTGGTGCGCCTTTGTCACCCTTTTTTCTCATCTTCTCACCAGAACCTCTTGCAATTCGTTCTTTCTTCTTTCTGATGTTATCCCAAAGACCTTCAGTAGTGTCTACACAATCATCACAACAAGCTTCTTCTCCCACTTGGAATGGCCCACCTGTTCCTAATACTTCATGCCCTTTGCGTTTCTTCTTTGGTATCATACCAAGTTCAGTTTCTTCTCCACGAACCTTGGATGCAAGGTCTTTGTCTGCCTTACCCCATGTGCCAGAACTCTTAGTTGTAAATGAGTTAACTCTTGCAAATGCCCACTGTTGTGGAGTAGTGCCAGGTCTGTGTCCTGTTCTCCATGCAGCCATTCCTCTGTCGTATACCTTCTTCAAAATACCGTATGGCATACCAGACTTTTCTGCTTTTTTAACCAATCCAGCAATTTTTTCATCTATAACTTCTTCTTTTTTGGTAGACTTTAACTCATCCTTCTTGTCTAAAAATGCAGCGATGGCCATGTCTTGCTTCTTTTCTTTAGACTTACCTTTGAATTGTGGTGCATCTGATTTTTTAAAGTCTTTTACATAATCACCAGCAGTTGCATCTTTACCAAGTTTCTCACCATACATTTGTTTGAACTTCTTAGTATGAGTAGATGGTTTAGTTTTCTTTCCTGAGTCGCCTGGCGCTGGTTTATATGCAGCAGGATTATCGTCATCCATCTTTGCACCTTTTGTAAAGTGTGCATCTCTATCTTTTTTAGTTGACTTAGACATATCCTTACCACCAGCATCTTTTGCATAATACTTTGCTGGTTCTGTGCCTGGGCTATCTTTAATATCGGGGTCTTGTCTTACTTCATTAACATCTTCTGGTCTATATGTTTTTCGTTTTCTGCTTCTTTCTGCACTATCTTTTGCTATTTGAGCAGACTTACCAGTTGCAATCCTCAAGTTCTTAAATTGTTTTGACTGCATAGTTTTTTCACGCAAACGTGGTTCTCTACGATTCTCTGATGGGTCTTCATTTTTAAGATTACTTGGATCGTTGTTCATAGGATTATTATCCTTATGTCCTACATCTTTACCCTTAACTGCTTTATCACCCATAACTCTGCGAGCTTTGTTCCTAGAAGAACGTCTTGCAATCTGTTCTGGTTTTCCCTGATAATCCTCGTACTCTTTCTTGTAGTCTCTTTCTTTTTCTACGATATCGTGTAACCAAGTCTTATGTACCTTACCATCCTCTGATACAAATGTCAAGTAGTTTGTGCCTCTATTAATAACTTTACCTTCGTGGCCATGTGCTTCAACTATGTCACCTACGTTCCATAGTTTACCTGTGAGATACATATCTCTGAGTGTTTCAAAGTCTGTCATCTCACCCATATCACGTTCTTCACGAATACCCATATTTTTGCGAACATCGTTATAGAGTTTTAGTGCATCTTTAAAACCAGATGGTACACCAGTTTTGAATGAATCAAAATCACCTTCTGCTGCAGCAGCTCTCATCTTGGATGCAGACATACCTTCTACACCTTCTGAGTCAGGGTCACGTTCACCAGCAGATACTACTTCAATATTGTCAAAACCATAGTATCCATGTTTTTTACCTTCAACACCGTTATACTCATTTAGAAGTCTATCAAACTCTGCAACACGATCAGAACCAACAACCATTACGATTGCCTTGTGACCCTTCTTGTATAGTTCTACTGCAACTTCGATTGCAGTTCTTGGTGTGCCTACTGTAATATTCTTTGAATACTTTGGAAACATCTTCTTCATATATGCAACTTTCTTTGCATATGGAAGTGGGTCTTTTTTAGCGTTCTGTGACTTTGATGGATACACATACATTTTAGAACCAGCGTTTTTACCCTGTTCCCTTGCAAGTGCATCTATAAGTTTCTCATGTCCTGTGGTTGGTGGATTGAATCTACCAAAAGTAAATACAGCAGTATCACCACGAGCTTCTAAAATTTCTCTAAAACTACGCATCTTGTTTTCTCGCTCTTGCATCTTTTACTTTTTTGATTTCATCTTTCTTGACAAACTTTACTTGTTTCATAGCAAGTTTTGCAATAAGACCACCATATTTTTGTTGTATCTTTTGATCTATCTTTATTCTTTGTGCCACAGGCATTTCGTCATAATTTTTGAAATATTTATCAATGACTATTCGTTTTGCTCTTTTTGCAGCTTTAACTTTTTGTTTTTCGGGTGATGCAACTTTAAGTTTTGATCTTGCGACTTTTTGTTTGAAGGAAGAACTCTTTGCAAGTTTTTTCATACGGAGTGCAGCCTTGCGTCTTGCAGCCCTGTTGACAACTTTAAATTCTGAAAGACCAGATACTTCAGATGCTAGTTCTAAAAATGTTTTCATTTATCCCATGCCTTTATAGCAGTAAAGTTATTGAAGGAAAACTCCATTCTGTCTACCAGTTTGACAGCACCGCCACTAACTCTATCAATAGCAACATAACCCTCTGGATTAGTCACTTTAAATCCATTTGAGGTCTTGATGAACGTATCAGTCAATCCCTTTACACTATTTAGTTTATTTACAATTTGTGACTTTGCGTCTACCAAATAGTTTTGAAACGTGATGATTTGTACTAGATTATTGGTGTGTTTCTTGACTTCTCTTACATATTCCTTTTGAATGTCTGTGTATTTCTTTTTACCAGCATCACTCTTGGCTTTGTCAATTTGTTTCTGAATTGATGTTTCAACCCATTTCTCATAACCCTTTGCGTGTAATTTAGGATTAGTAATCTTTTCTCCAGCACGAACCTTACTATTATTGTATGTCTTGAGAGATGCACCAGCGATTGCACCTGTCATACTGTTCTGTAAATTTAGAAACTTCTTTAATTGTACTGCATTGATTTTCTTGAAAGTAGAACCAGTAGAAGACAATGCAGCCGTTACTGATGCAGTTTCTTTTGCAGTCATGGTTGCACTACCAGACGCATCTTTGTAAGTTGCATCGTCCATCCAAACAGTAGATGGTTTATTAAGTCCTTTGATATCTGCACCAAACGATGCTTTCATGTCTTGTAGTGCATCACCTGTATATGTTGTGTGCCAGACAATACCAACCTTTGCGTTGTTTATAACTTTACCAAGAGTGCTATCAACAGGAACAGCATACACAATTGTATTGGGTTGGAAAGTTAAATACTTAGTACCGTCAATAGTATCTGTGTCTACATCATCTGTGAACATCAAATCACCTTGCAACACACCTTTGATTCCAAGTTTAGAAAACTCTGCAAGAGCAACTTTAAATTTTGCGTTGAGTGTTCCTGATAAATCATCATCAATCTCTTGTGCAGATTTGTACAGTTTAGGATTGACATTGAATACAGACTTCTTTGCAACAAAGAACTTACCATCTTCTGGATCAATACCAGCAAAGATAGCAGGAGCTCCATCCCACTTGACAGTCATGTTAATTGAAGACCTTGTACTACCAGACAACATATCTCGTAGTGAACGTAAGAAGTTGATTGCAGCTCTACCACCAGCAACACCGTTGTTGATTATCTCATCCTCTAGATGTTCCAGATGAAGATTCTTACCAGCATGATCTTCATTTAATTGTGCGAATGATATCATTACATTGCCTTTAAGTGTACACACGAATCTTCTGATTCGGATTTTGCATATCTATATGAGAGTTCTAAAAATTTCTGTTCTCTACCTTTTAATTTATTAAACATGAATGTAACAAGGTATTTTGATTCTAACCAGTTACTATCTTTTTTACCTAAAGTTTTCTTGAAATCATCAAGTGTTACTGTACTGTCCTCTCCAGCCAAAAGATATTCTGCATAGAACATTTCAAAAAACTTATCATTTTCTCTTTTAATCATGTTAGTAATTTCAGTTCTTGTTGGAAATTCATTTACACCAGAATCCTTTAAAACCACACCAATAGTACTAGTTATACA